GAAGTTGTAAGACTTACTGAGTATCGAGTTGTAGAAGAAGAGAATGACCTGACTACTGAGAAAGGCCTTCTTAATTTCTTCAACAAACACTTCGGTGGAACTAATGATTCAGGTAAGACTGTAATCAAACAGTTCAAAGAAGAGGAAATGATAGCTATCGAAAAACTTTACATCCATCCTGATGATGTTGATGGAGTTGGAGATACTATTTCCCTAGAAGATACAGTTGCTATGGTTAATAGTTTAAACAAAGCTATTAAATCCGAAACTCTTCAACATGGACTATTCCATAAGCATAAGACAGACGCTTTCTCTGTTGTCAAGGCTTGGGTCGCTGAGGAGGATTGCACTATTGGTGAGACTGATATCCGTGAAGGCCAACCACTTATCGAAGTTAAATTCCATAACGAAACTGCTTGGGAACTACGTAAGAGTGGAGAGCTTGCTGGAATCAGTATCGGAGCTAAGGCTACTGAGATTGAGGAGTTAACTGATGTCTAATTTACTATCAAGCGCAGTTGAGAAACCTAAGGCAAAGAGAGTACTTAAAGGTGTTCACTTTGACTTTAAAGGTGCAGAAATTACCTATACCGATTGGTCACAGGGTGGAGCTTGCAGCTTAGAGAATGATATGGTTCTTGCTAAAGCAAAGAATGATAAGAAGCCTCTAACAAAAGAGCAACAAGCTATTCTAGATCAAATCGGAGAAGAACATACTGCTTTAGATAAGTCTAAAGCGGATGCAACAAACACCCCCTCTTCCCCTGCTACGGGTGATGACATCGGGGGAGAGACAAATGATAAAGGAACGGATGATATGTCTGATCAAATCGTAAAAGACCTACAAGCTGAAATCGCAGCTCTTAGACATGAGAATGCTGTTGAGAAGGCTAAAGGCACTCTTGCTGGTTACGGCTTTGAAGCTGAACTAACTGGTGAGGTTGCTGACGTACTTGCTGGTATTGAAGCTTCTGAAACTATCGTTAAAGCTTTTGACGCTCTAGTAGCTCAAGCTGAAGCTAAAGTTGAGAAGGCTGTAGAGAAAGCAAATCAAGAAGCTAAAGACAGCAAAGAAACAGCTGACACTGATCTTCAAAAAGCTCTTGACGCTGAAGCTGGTGAAGGTGGTGAACCTGAAGCTGATAACGTTGAGAAAAGCCTGATTGACAAAATCATGGAACAACAAGACCTACAAAAAGGAGCTAAATAATGCCTGTTAATGATACTGGTCGTAAGTATTTTACAGATGTTGTTAAAGGCGTAAATACCTTTGAGAACACTAACGCTATGCAATTTAACTTTGCTAGCATTACCCCTGCTATTGCAGCTACAACTGTTCAGCCAATGGGTATCCCATTGATCTATAACGGTACAGCTGGAGCTTGGCAGATTGCTGCTGACACTAACATTGGTGAAATCGGTAGTACTGGTTCTGGCCTACCGAACGATGGCTCTGTAGCTATTATCGTTGGTACAGCATTCGGTGCTGGTTTCAACAACCGTGATGTAGACCTAGCTACTGAAGATGTAACTGTATTCTTCCGTGGTGCAAACAACGCTGGTGTTGTTCGTGATGGAATTGACTACACAGGTGCTACTATCAGTGCCCCTAACCAAGCTATCTATGAGGAAGCTCTAGAGAAAGCTGGAATCATGGTTATCGACAACGCTGAAGTTGTTAGCCCAACTTACACATCTTAATACAGGGAGTAAAGATATATGACTGTTAAGATTTCTGAAAGTAATGTAGAATTCGATAAGGCGTTAAGCCACTCTAATGAGAATTCTTTCGAGTTACAAGATGTTACCCCTATTGTTGAGCGCCAAGAAGTTGCTCCGGGCCTTCTGACTGCTCTACTAGGTGGTACAACAAACCAAGTTATGCTTGAAACTAACACTTTCAAGTATGATGAACTAGATCACACTGTACAGCTACCAAGTGGTAAGCGCTTTGATGAGTTCGGTAACGATCTACAAAAAGACAAGCCTCGTCAGTTAATCTACGAAGTAGGTAGCTTCGGTATCCGTTCTAATGTAGCTCCAAAAGACTACGCTAACCGTAGAATCCCGGGTACTACTGATCAGCTAATGGATGAAGCATACCTTGTTTCTCAAATGAATGCTAAGAGCCAGAAAGCATGGCAACTATTTGATGAGTTGGCGTTTGCTCAACTACTAACAAGTGATACAAACATCACTCGTGGAGGCCCAATGCCTCAGTACAACTTCTATACTGACATCATTGGTAGTGCACGTCCTGCTAAGATCAATATGGATCTGGACAACAACACTATTGACCACTTCCAAGCATTCGCTGAACAGCTTGACTTCCTAGAGCAAGATGTTGAGAAGACTATGAACACAATGACAATGCCTATTGTTATCTGTGGTAAGAACTTCTTCAACCAACGTCTTCTAGTTGAGAAGCAACAAGGTGGTGGTGGTTCACTAACACTGAACCGTGAAATGCGTGGTGGTCTAGACCTAGCATCTATGGGTGTTCCTGAGTCTAGCTTCGGTTCTGGTTCTGGTCGTTTCAACTACCAGTACTTCGATTCACACGATGGTCTACGCTACATCCGTTACAGTGCCTCTATCACTGGTACTAAGCTAATCGCTGATGATGATGCTTACATGATCCCAGTTGGTGCTGAGACGTTCATGAAGCAAGTATTTGCTCCAGCTCAAACTCGTCAGTACGTTAACACTACTGCACAAACTGCATACGGTTGGTCTAAAGAAGATGATCGTAACGGTGTTACCCTGTGGACTGAGAAGAACGTTCTACCAATGTTGGTGAACCCACAGCTAGTTCGTCACCTAACTACTACTACTCCTTAATAGTTAGCGAACTAACAGCCGCCCTTCGGGGCGGCATTTTTGTTTAAAAAGAATTCTAATAAGGAGCCATTATGGCAGTAATAGATAGAGCACAACTTCTAGCCGATGCTAAGGTCTTCCTTCCTGATGGTAACGTCCTCACCGACACCGAAATGATGATGATCATTAACAATGTTGTTGATTATCAAATCCCAGCTGATGACGATATCTATTACAGTGAGGCTCTTTGTAAAACACTGAAATCAGTTGCACTACTCAACAAGTCTAAGTATGCAGTTGACGAACAGAACATAAAGAGAGAGAAGGTTGGCGGCGTAGAGAAAGAAAACTACGGTGAGATTAGTCGAGTAGCTTGGGATGATTATCTTGATTCCTTAGCTGATATCTGCCCTCTTTTACCGGGCGGTGGTTACAGCCCAAGCAGAGCTATCGGCGCTAAGATCAACCCAAGCGAGAAGTTCGTTATTAACGATTGTACGTGCACATCTGATTTATTCCTGTAATAATACTTTCCTTTTGGAGGAATAATGAGCGATACTATACCTGATATCCTTGTAAGTAACACCACCTACTCGGATGTCAACACACTCTCTGGAATAGCTGTAGGAACTGCTTTAGTTATTTCAAACAAATCAACCTCCCCTATTCTCCTGCAGATTGCTGCATCACAACCATCAGCCTCGTCTAATGATGGAGAGATCTTAAGTATTTCACCTAATAGTACCTCTGTAAAGATTATCACTGTAGGTGAAAATACAGTCTGGGCTAAGTCATTAAGATACACTGATGCCCCTCTTAGCGTACAGGATAATACATAATGCCTATTCTACCTCCTACTGGAGCGCCTAGCGGATTTACCCTTGGCCCTCCTCAAAATGTATTTGTAGGCGCTGATAGGGCAGCAGCGGAAACTGCAAGAGATAACTATGATACTGCTAATCCCGGTTGGATTACAGCGTACGACAACGACATAAGCTTGAACATTAGATTAGAATACTCCGATGGCCCTGACCAAGTAGCCCTTTTCCAAGTAAGAGATTCTGGTGGTACCGTTTGGTTGGATAATTCAAGTGCTACGGGTGTCCAAGGTGAAACAGGACCAGCTGGAGCGACAGGTAACAGTTACTTCTTCGCATCTAAAGCAGCGCGCGATGCGTTCTTCGGAGCATCCCCAAACGAAGGTCTACTTGAAAGTGGCTTACCTGTTGTAGTTAATGTAGGTAACGATATTGAATCTACGTTTATCTGGGGCGGTGAAACTGCACCAGCATCCTATGACGCAACCCTTTGGAGATTATCATCTAAAGAGGTTAGTTCTGGTTCTATCTTGCTTGGTCAGGATGGTGCTAAAATAAGTTCTGCCAGTCAGGTTCTTGGATTCACAGGGGCTGGTGGGAATACTGCATTGATTCCTATCCAATCTTATAATGACACGGGCTCTAGTATCCCAAGAGTAGTTGACCTTGGATCTAGGATAACCCTCCCACTTACAAACGTTTTCGATACGCAACTACCGGCACCACAGACCTATACAGTAGCAACAACTAACGATGAACTGTTTGTTGGTTATTCGTTTAGACCAGCCGAAGCCGGTAACCTAAGAGTCGAGATCTTCCTAGGGACTGACGACACAGCCCCTCAGATTGCCGACACTTACCACACAATCACTGCAGGTCAAATCGGAACAGAGGTTAGCATCGATATTGGTAATGATGTCCTTATCTCGAATAATCAGGACATTTTTGTTAAAGCCTCCGGTATAGATCTTTTTGGTGGTCTTCAGACAGCTGGTCCATTGGCTGGTCAGACAGTTATATACAACACGGCTGACGTTCAGCTGGCGACATTTGAGAATGTTGCACTGAGTTCAGATCTAGATAGTAAAGCTGATAAGGCTGATGTTCTGGAACTGGATAATACTACGCCGTTCACACCAGATGCAGATTATGAGCCCGCCACTAAGAAATATGTTGATGATGCACTACCCGTGTTTGGAACTGAGTTTCAGGCAGAGTCAGACGGCACAGTTAGATCTACTACGTCTACAAGCTTCCAGCAAGCCCAGCGATTAACAACCCCATCATTACCTTCAGGTACTTATCGAATCGGTGTAATGACTTTGCACAACCTTGACAGAGGTACCCGCGATATACTAATTCGCGCCCAAGTCAACGATACGACAATCCTCTTCAATGGAGAAGATTACCGCAAAAGGGCTAGGGATGGCGGTTCTGAGCAGCGAGAGAGTTTCCAAGGTTTTGACTATTTCACTGGATCCGGCGTTCTTAATATTGATATTGATTATGCCCCAGAGACTGGTGGTACTCAGGCCACTATGTATTTCACAAACATAGAGATCTGGAGAGTCGCATAAGGAGCCCACCATGGGATTTACAGCAAAGATAGTTAAGAAGGGGAACACTCTTAACAGAATAAAAGCAAACGTTAAATCCATTGATGGTGAGAATATCCAGATAGGTTACTTTGCAGGTCAGGGGCAACACACCTCTGGCCTCTCGTTCCCAGCCCTGATGGCTATTCATGAGTTTGGGACTGATGATATCCCTAAGAGACCAGTCTTTCAGATAACAGCCTTCGGGGCCAAGCCTCAGAAGTCTATGCGAGTTAAGAGCGCTATCCGCAATTGGTCAAGTAACTTAGCTGGCAGAGCTGATGCTAAACTACTACTAGATACCATTGGTAAGTACTACCAGAAAGAGCTTCAGAGCTTATTTGGAGATACTTCAGCCCTTGCATCTAATAGTCCCACCACTATCCGTATTAAAGGTCGTGATGAGCCTCTGGTGGACTCTGGAGAGCTTAGGGATAACCTAGCCTACAGAAACTCTATCGATGAGGAGATTAAGAAGTGAGATTATTAAAAGCTAAGACACTCACCTTTAAGAAGTTCGAAGAGGGCTTCTACGATGAAGATGGTCTTTACGTTGATGGGTTCGAGCATGAGTTTGATGTCGAAGGATCACTTCAACCATTCAGATTAGGAACCAAGAGAGATGTTCTACCTGAAGGTGTCTCATCTACAGATGCTAGGGTGTTCTTCACTAGGTCTCCTATCTTCACAACAAACCATCTTGAAAATACACAAGCTTACGAGACAACCATTGACGGTTATGTATATGTGACAGTCGAATCTGATCCTTGGATTGAGACTACACTTTCAATCGATCACTATGAGGTTGTTTTAGTCCGTAAAGATAAGAATGAGAATGATGACCAATGATAGATTATGATCAAGTTTATAGAACATTTATTGGTATTGCTCGTGACACTATTGGTTCAGAGTTGAGCACATCAGGTTCTTACCCTTCCGTTATTCGTTCTAGGCAAACTGGTGCTAAGACTAAGCCCGGACCTAAACCAGATTTCCCATATGTCACCGTAGACATCCTGACAACAGGAAGACCCGGTGGATATCTAATTGAACAATCTATGCCTGATGATAATACCATTAGGTACGAGAATGTTAAAGAGATCCTTATCAACTATACCGTATTCGGAGGTAACTCCAAGGCGATAGCAGAGGATCTAGAATTTTTCTTTAGTACAGACGTTATCCTTGAAAGAGTTAGATCTGAAACCTCAGGTCAGGTAAGAGTAACCGATGACATAATTGAAATTCCACAACTGCTTTCAACCTCATATAGCGAGAGTAGTTCATTCAATCTGACATTTGCAATTACAGATGTTAAAGATATTACTTCTACAGATATTAAAGGTGTTGAATACACTGGTGATGTATTTAGAAGTGATGAAGACACTAACCCGCTCCCTATGAGTGGAACAATTAACTAGGAGACATAATGGCTTTAAATCCAGTAGCCACAGTCAACATCAGCCTACAGACAACAACTGTAAGTAGAGCTGGTTTTGGTACACCGATGTTTATTGCCTCGCACAGTGCTTACCTAAGTCGTGTAAGGTCTTATGCAAGTGTGCAGGATGTAGCAGCTGATTTCAGTACAACTTCTGATCCATATCTAGCAGCAACAGCATTCTTTGCTAATACACCGTCAGGCCCACTGTTCAAGGTTGGACGTAGGGATTCAGACGCTATCCTGACACCAGAGAATGTTGCAGAGAACACAGTTTATGAAGTTACTGTAACAGTTAACGACAATGATTCCGTAACTGCTAACTACACAGCATTACTTGCAGACACAGCTGAAGAGATTGTAACTGCACTTAAAGCTGATATCGATGCAGCTACCCCAGTAACAGATCACATCACAGCAACAGTAGTTGGTGTTGGTGCTGCAGCAACTCTACAGATCACAGCTAATACCTCTTCTGACGTATTCTCTATCACTGGTCTTGAGAACCTAGCAGATACCTACACAAGTACTGAGACAGGATCTGATGCTCTTAATGCAATCCTTGAAGAAGATGAAGACTTCTACTTCATCGCTGCAGAAGAAGATTCAGTATTCCGTGGTGAGCTATCTACAGCAGTTGAAGCTATGAATCGTATTTTCTTCCAAGCTTCTTCAGATACAGCTATCCTTGACGCTCCTTCAAGTAGCACCCCTACTAAGGATCGTACAATCACTCTATGGCATGAAGATTCAGCTAACTTCCCTGAAGTTCAGTGGATCGGTGTTAATGCACCATACGCTCCAGATGAGAATGCTGTAACTTGGGCTGGTAACCAATTAAGCCTATTCGCTGAGTCTAAAGACCCACGTACAGGTAACAAACTAACATCTACCCAGCAAACTAATGTTCTATCTTACGGATACAATATGGTTGCTCTTGTTGGTGGAGTTCCAGTAACTCGCCCGGGTAAAGTTGAAAGTGGAGAGTGGATTGATACTATCCGTGGTCGTGACACAATGACCGCGCGTATCACTGAAAGAATTTCTAGTCTGATTATCAACCAGCAAGGTGGTAAGATCCCTTACACTGCTTCTGGTATTTCTCAGATCGATTCTGGACTATCTGCAGCACTTCAACCATTCGTTGATTCTAACTTCCTAGAGTCTTACGAAACTAACCCACCATTGATCACAGAGATCCCAGCAGCTGATAAACAAGCTCGTGTACTACGTAACGTTCAGTTCACTGCTTTCCTTGCTGGTGCTATCCATGAAGCTGTGTTCAACGGCGTTCTAACAATCTCTGAAGGTTAATAGGAGAAATACATGGCACACGTAACATACTCAAGTAGACAAGTTGTAAGTAACTTCGGTGGCCTACCTATTGACGGCTACGCAGAAGATAGTTTCATTACTATTACTTATAACTCTGACTTCTCAGCTCCTACAGTTGGAGCCGATGGTGAAGTTGCTCTAGCTCTGAGCCCAGATCAAACTGGTACAGTAGCTTTTGATTTAATGGATACCTCTGCAGGTGCTAAGCGCCTAGCTGGTGTTTACGCTGCACAACGTGCAAGTGACACACCTATTCGTCTACCTCTTGTGATCTCTGATCCATCTGGTGCGACTCTGGTTCTATCTAACAACGCCCACCTACAATCAATCGGTGAAGGAACTCTAGGTACTTCTAACAATGCTCGTACCTTTACATTCTTCGTTGAGAACATGGTGTTCACTGCAGTACCTAAAGGTGTTGGTGAAGCTACGGCTGATATCGTAGATCAAGTTAACAACTTCGTAGAAGCTAACATTTAATTGATGGGGGCATAGCCCCCTCTATAAGGA